ACCACCAGGCATCGGCATCGGCGCCGCTTGCGGGCGCTTCGTCTGCGGGTTCATCGTGAACGGCGCATTGAGCATCACTGTTTTGGGCTCGTCTTCCTTGTCCAGAATGCGGGCAATACGCCCCGGCCGGTCATAAATGTGCGGGATCAAGTCCAACACGACCTTGGCCTCATACGTCAGGCTGATCTCCGCCAGGTTATCCAAGAAATGACTCGACCCGGTCTCGTGCTGGTTCTGCAACGCCAAAATGGCCCGGCCACTCTTCGCATTCGGGCTCTGCTGCCCCAACGCGCTCTCAAACGCGCCCGTGCCCTGATGAATAAACTCCCGCGCCTGCTGCAACAGCAGCATCGACGGCCCCAGTCGCGAGGTATCCACCTGCGTGCGCTGCGGCGGCGGCGCCGGCGTGCCGTTCAGGGAGACGTTGCGGTAGCGCAGGTAGGGGAAGTTGCGGACATTCGCCAACTGCCACTCTTCTTCGTGGCCTTCCTCCTGCCCTTCCACCATCGTGTAGGGGGCTTTGGTCTCCAGGCTGGCCATTTCGACCGCACTGCTGGCGCTGTAGTTCAGCAGCCGCACCGCGTCCTTGTTGGGTTCGATCATCCCCACCCAGCGGCGTTCCTGCTCAAACGGGATCAGCTCCCGCCCCACCACCGGAATGATCGGGATATACCGCCCGTCCATTTCCTGCTTCGGTTCCAACTCCTCAATGGCATTGATGGTGGACCAATACAACGTCGGACGCTTCTCCTGGCGGGTGCGGGCCTCTTTTCCCGTCCGCGCCGTGCGCCCCGGCGGCACCTGCCCCTCCGGGGCGTCCGTACCGTCATCGAGCAGCACCCGCGACACCGTCTCATACTCCATGCGGTAATACTCGGCCACCCGCACCGCACGGCCTTCGCCCTCGTCGCCACTCACCCACGACTGCGTGTTCATGCCAATGGCCGACAGCTCGTCCTCCGAAAACGACGCCATCTCACTGTTGGGATACCGACGCTTATACGCCGCCCACGGCATGTCGTTGATAATGAACGCCCACTGCCCGTCCGAAGAGTCCGGTTCCTGGGCGAACGGATCCAGCACCACACTGCCCTGCTGCAGAATGCGCTTGATCATGATGCGCTGATCAAACGGGTCGTCCGAGTCCGGGTCCGGCTCCGTCATCACGCGGTAATACCCGCGGCCCGCTTTCACCGCTCGCTCAAACGCCCAACTCCGCGCCAACGACGCTCGACTCTCTACCTCAATGCGCCGATACAGCCCCTGAATGATCTCGGCCGTGGTTTCCTCCGCATCATCCGACAACGGATGAATAGCCACACCCAGATGCGCGGCCTTCTCCGCGTTCAGCACCAACTGGATCGGCTGGTCCAACGACGGGATCGACAGCATCGGCCGTTGCGGGATCGCCACGCCCCCGATCAGTTGCGGCTTCCGCTGGTCTTTGACTTCCGTCGGCCAACACAGGTCCGGCACCTGGAACCGCAACGCATCCACCTCGCGGTTCCGCTGCTCGACATCGGCATCACTGCCCACCTTGAACCGGTCCAACGCTTGCTGCAGGTCTGCTGTCATCACGCCCCCATCCAGTCCGCCGGCGTGGACCGCCGTACCGACGACGCCACCATTGGACGCGGCACCGTCCGCATCACGCCGCGCCCACTGATCACTAAATACCGCGTGGCGTCCATCAAATGGTCCGCCACCTTCACGATCTTGCCCTGTTCGTCCCGATGATACTTGCGAAACTCACTGCGCCAGTTGCTCAGGTGCTCCTGCACCACCAAGCGCCCCGACACCAACAAGTTCCACGTCTCCGTCAGGCCCGACTCCACCGCATTTACCGCGGGCTCGAGATGTAACCCCAGCCGGCCGTAGATGTCGAACAACGCCCGCCCATCCACCTGGCTACTGCCCGCGCTCGCCGGGTCAATGACGCCAGGGATCCACGCCCCACGAGCTTTGATCGCTTCCGCATGGCTCGCCGGTTCCCCCTGCCCGCGGTAGTGCTCGTCATACAGCACGATCCGTCCCGTCGCCGGGTCCTTCGCGCCCCACACCACCGCCGTGCGGTTCCACCCCACATCCAGCGCGTAGACCCGCGGCCAGTTCGCCGGCACTTCCGCCGTGGGCACCAAGATCTCCCGCTCCGCGATCGGGTAGATGGCGCCCGAGCCCAAACTGGGTTCGCCTTCCGTCCGAGCCGCGATCTGATACGGAGGGGTGGTGGCCATGAGCGCCCGACGCTCAACTGGGTCGAGATGTGGCACGTCCTTCCAGCCGGCTTGGATGAACGTCTTAAACTCCGCGCTTTCAAGGGTCTCCGGCTCGAGGAACCCCTTCACCACCTCGCTCATGCCCTGCAGGGGGGTGAACGTCACCATCACGATGCCGCGGGTGGTCACCGTGCGATACAGCATCTCGGTGTAGCAGTCCGCCGGCGGCTCTTCATCACACCAAATGACGTGCTTCGACGTGCCCTCGAAGCTCTGCCGGCCCTGCTCGTAGCTCTTCAGCCCGAGCAGGCTCATCCCGCCGGTGACGTGCCGCACCTGGGCACCCTCGAGCGCCCCCGCTAAGCCGCGAGCGGTGATCGTGCGGGCAATGAGGTGCGCTGGGACCATCCCAGTGCCAGGCGCCTGGACACTGCCAAGCAGCTTGGCTTGCACGATGTCCCTCGTGGTCTGGCTATTCGTGCCGACCGCCCAACACTCGACAGGCTCCGTGAAGCGCCGGCCGGTCCACCAGTGGGGGTAGAGGCCCGTCAGGTGGCAGGTCAGCTCGTAAGCGCCCGCTTCGCTCTTCCCCACGCGGTTGGCGGCCATGAACAGCCGCTCTTTGGTGTGTCCGGCGGCGAAGAAGTCTAGGTGCTTGGGGTAGCCGCTCCGTGCTAGGGGCCCGGTATCCGCGAAGAACGTCACAAACCGCGAGCTCGTGCGGCGGGCCGCTTCCGCCGTTAACGCATCGAGCTGCAAGCGTTCATCCAGCGTCAACGCGCCCATAACACCCCACGCAAGGTCTGATAATGCACGTTATGTTAACTACAGAAGTGCGAAAACATTGAGCAAAACTGCATATTGCACCACTTATGGTGCATCTTCGGGCTTTTTCAATTTATCAAGAAGCGCCACCAGGCCGGCTGCGAGCTCCGCATCGCTCAGTTCAGTCGGGGCCTGGGTGACCTCGAGCTCGAGGCTGGCTTTGGGGCTGCCAAACATGCGGTCCATGACACTGATCATCATCTGAGCCGACGGCGCCACCGCGGTCAGGCGGTAAAACTCCGCACCAGCATTCAGCCGCTCGGCCATCTTGATGGGGTCGGTGACCGACTGCCACTTGCCGTTGTCGTCTCGGGCCATCATGTGGGTGATCCCGCGGGCCGAAGCGATCTGGGCCGCGACGAGGTCAGGGAACTGCCGGCCGACTTCGGCCTTCCATAAGGCCAGCAGGGCGGCTTTCTCCTGCGTGGGGGCTGGGACCTTGGCCCCATTGGCGATCGTCGCGCCTAGGGGCCTCCCCGCGCCTTTGCGGGCCCCTCCACGACCAGGCCGCGGACCGTCCACGCCGGGAATTTTCAATGTTTTCATACGTTTGCGAGGGTATCACAGGTGCGACACAGGGGGAGCGTGGGTATCACATCTCCTGCGGCCGGAGTTGGGCGTCTCCGCAGAAGTCATCGGCGTCGGTGAGGGGCCAGTGCCCGCGCAGGGGTTTCGTGCGGTCGGTGAGAGTGCTGGTGGTGGGCAGGGGGGCGTGGCGGTGGCATTCGCCGAACTCTTCAACCGGAGTCCCTTCAGGCGACGCCTGCCAATACGCGCAGTCGTAACAAGCTATTTCACTGGTTTTGAGGTGGTGTTCGTTCATGATCTGAGTCTCTGGCTGTTAGACGGGTTCGTCTCCGGTGCGCTGGTCGTCTGGTGTGCAGATCGGCCCGAACTTGGGGAGCCAGGTCACCCACCCGCGCACATGTTTACGTAAGGTGCCGTTTTTATTGACGGGTAGTCCCCGCACGCCGCATCGGGGGCAGTCTTGATAGTCCTTCATGCCTTCGGGCCTTGCCTTTCATCGCCGAGTGTGGGATAAAAGCACTGGCTGCGAGCCCTGATGAAGTCCGCAGCCGGTTTCGACTCG